GGAACAGGTATTACAGCTAGCACTCTTGCAGTCAATGCAGGACTCGCACTTGTTACATCACTCTTTACTCAAGCTCCAGAATCTATAAAATCTACAGATCAAGCAGTTCGCGCAAATGATATGTTTGGATCTCTACGTAGCACTGTATCTAGTGGAACTCCTATACCACTAATATATGGATTACACAGAACAGGCGGTCACATGATTAGTGGGCATATTGACGCTGTTGAACATGGTAAAAATGATTTAATAAGGGTAGTCGATCAGTTCTAATGAGAGTTAAACAATACGCAGAATATAATGGAAAGCAACTACCTCTTATAAAAGGTGGGTTTGGTGGTGGCGGTGGCCAAGGAGGGAACCCTACTGAAGAGCCAAACACCCTTTATTCGACTGACATAATGTATTTGCTTAACGGTTTAGGGGAAGGACCTGTATACAGAATTAATCCTAATGGTCCTCAAGATATTGAAATTACTGACAGCTCAATTGATGATTTAATTACCTCAACTGGCGCAGAGAATCCAGAATTCTTCCAAACCTCCACTACCACTGGTACAACAACTCAAGCTGTTTTGAATAAGTTTGGCGATACTTCAATTACTCCTCAACAGTTTGCTTCTCCAGTTACCCTTAAAAAAGGTAATGTAAACGGAATTCCTAAAACACAGGTATTATTACAAAGCACTAGTGCTAACGATTGGCACGAGTTGAGATTTTTGTTCGTAATTAACGCACTACAAGTTCAAGATAAACAAGGTAACGTAAAACAAAACTCACTATCAATTAAAATTACTGTATTCGATTCAACTGGTGCTACTCAGATAAAATCTGTTGATAAGACAGTACAAGGTAAAACTAATACACCATATAAATTTGATTTGTCTGTCAATATTCCCGTAGCTAGCAGATCAAGTGATGGCTACAAATTCACTATAGAAAAAACTTCTAACGAATCTACTAGCTCTAGGAATTCAGCTCAAATTCAAGCTGTAGGTTGGTTTGAAATAAAAAACGAACCACAAGCTTATCCTAGAACAGCACTAATTGGTTATGCGCTTAAAGCTTTCAACGAGCATCAAGGTGGTGTTCCTAATTTTACTTCTCTTGTAAAAGGGCTTTTGGTAAAAGTTCCTTCAAACTACAATCAACCTATTCTTCAAAATGGTCAGATTGATTGGAGAGAGCTAGAGCTTCCTAAAACTGGTACTTTTGGATATACAACTAATGGATACAGTTTACAAAAAACTGATACAGGATCTCATACATCAGCCACTCAAACTTCTACTGAAACTGCTGTGACCTTTGGTGCTGCTAGAGCTGATCTAGTTGCAGGAAGAACTTATAATTTTACTTATGATATGGGTCAGATATCAGGGACTGTAGGTATTTGTATAAAAGGAACTGATGGAGTTGTGCGTATTTTTAATGGTGGGCAATCACAGGCTAGTGCTCAAGGATTTCTAAGCGAAAAAGATAGAATCTTTACAACACCAGATGGTGTAAGAGATTTTGGTATTAGTGTAAGATATACTTGCACTGGCTCAGCAGGCATGAGCCAGATAAGAGTTCCAACTACGGGGGGTGGAACAAATACAGTAAAGATGCAAGTATATGGAACTCCTAATGAGAATGTTCAAATAAGCTTTTTGACACATCCAAGTTTTAATGAGGATCAAGTTAATACTAACGTGGTTCCATCAGTGTCCCCGACTGGCACTCAAATTGTTACAGCTGAAGTGACTGTAAACGATAACATAGTTACACAAACTAATGCAAACCCTCTAATATATCTAGGCACTTGGGATGGGTCTTTTGTCTACTCATGGACTCAAAACCCAGTATGGATCGTTTATGATTTATTAACAAATCAAACCTATGGATTAGGCATACCAGAGGACAATATAGACAAGTACAAGTTTTTTCAAGTAGCACAGTATTGTGATGCTTGTGATCCTCAAACTGGTCAATTTATAGGTATAGACGGTTTAGCTGACGGATCCTTTAGGCACAAGCCTAGAGGTAAATTTACAGCCGTAAAACAAACACTAGTGGGTATTCCTGAAGGTACACCTATTAAAGAAAGACGTTTTACTACTAATATGCTCATCTCTGATCAACGTCAAGCTGTTGAGCACATTCAATCAATATGTGGATCTTTTAGAGGAGCGTTGATACAGTCTTTTGGAAAAATATCCCTAGCGGTAGATAAACCAGAAGAGTATCCATCTATGGTTTTCAATGAGACTAATATTCAATCTGGAACCTTTAAGATTAGTGGTAATAAAGAAAGTGAATTAATCACTGGCGTAGAGGTATCCTATATTGATCCAACCAATCACTATAAACGTGAAATGATACGTATAGACTCTGCTGATGCTAATGACGGAACACCAAGAGCTACTATTGAAAATGTAATAAGCTTAGATTTAGCAGGAGTCACACGCAGAAGTCAAGCGTTACGGTACGCTCAGTATCATATTGCTGCTTCGAAATTTGTAAAACGTGTAGTTTCTTTTACAACTTCTTCCGAAGGACTTAACTTAGCTCCAGGTGATGTTATTTCTGTGTCTCAAAATCAGACTGGAATTAACTATGGTTTCGGCGGAAAGGTTTCAGCTAATGCTTCAACAAGTGGAGACGCTAATGTTATACTAGAGCATTTTACACAACCTACCATTACATCTACAACTTTCACAGCAAATACAAATCCTTTAGCACTTCGTGTAATTCAAGTTGAAAATGATAGAACAGATTTATACATTGTAAGTAATTCTGCCTTTACCCTTGATTCAACAGATAATGTATCTACAGGTTCAGATTTAGTTGAAATGAAGATTATTGGAAGATTTAATCCAATTACTAAATCAATAGATAGTGTTTCAAGTTTTGCAGCTAATAATGTGCCTGTCAGAGGAGACTTGTGGAGCTTTGGTGAGTGGGTAAATACTGGCGACTTTTACACTAACAAAGCAGGAAAACTTTTTACAGTTGCAGAGCTAGAAAGAGATTCTGATGGTGATGTTAATATTGTAGCTAAAGAATACATATCAAATGTTTATGTTGATTCAGATACATTTATTGATTATACCCCAACTGCATATACTGATATAGAAAGTCCTTATCAAGCTCCGCCTGTCCCATTATTTGGCCTTGAAAAAGTCGTCAGACGTTTAGTAGACGGTTCTATCGTTTTTGACGCAAAGATTGACAATAATACGGACCGTTTAGGTTACATTCAAACTTATAGAACCGAATTTTTAGTATCTCAACCAGTTGCTACAACTTTAATCAATAATGCACATCAAAGTGTACTATCACTAACTGTAGATAATAGCGCAGCAATAGCTGATAGTGAAGGTCCTGCAGTTCTTACTGGTAAAGCAGGTTTTTCTAGTTTTTTAGGTGAGATTAGACTTTTGTGTAACGGATTTGCACAGGTTGATAATGGTGATGGAACATCTAACGTGCGGTTGACTCTTGAAGGTTTAAACGTCACTTTCGATGAAAACCTTTTTAAGCACATTTTGGATGTAAATGAACCTGGTGTTTTTGGAGGATTAAAAGGTGATGATTTTATTACTATACCTTTAAAAGAAAAAGCCTCTGTGAGTAGCTTGAGAAACTTCATTGCTTTTGCAGATGATACTGTTGAGGTATCTGCTAACATCGTTACCTTTGATAAAACATCAGATACGGTAGATATAGAAAACGTCTTAACAGGAGACTTGAATATCATAAACGTATTACCTGAAGCTCCTTTCTTTGTTAAAATTAATCAGTTGTTAGATGCTAGATTCTTTGATAACTCATCATTCTATGTCTCTGGAACTGAAAAAACTGTGACTTTAAGTAATACTTTTGGAGGAGCATTTGTTGAAAGACAAGGTGGGACAACAATTGAGCACATTCAATTACCTGTTCGTCCTAGAAATAAAAAGTTCATTAGATTTTTTGTAGACGGTCAAGAAAAATCAACTGGTCAGTTTACATTTAATAAAAACAGCACTGTAAAATCTAACCTAGAATATACTGTTGGAAGTTCAGATTCTGAGTACAGAGTTGAAATAGATCATTACACAGTTCCTGCTTTTGAGGTAGGTGATAATGTTCAAACTTTTGCTGGCAATGTTTTTACAATCCAAAACACTAGCTTTGATCCAGCTGATGCATCATATAACGCGGCATTAACAGCAAACTCTATATTTAGAGTTAATTTCGTTGATAGACCTACTTCTAATTTGTTTGGTTCAACGCTTGTTAATATATCTGAAAATCCAGAAGGAATAATTAATAATGTTTCTGCTAATACTTGTACTTTAGATTATGATGAGACGGTTTATCCAGGTAGATTTAATTTAGCGAATAATGGTATTTATGAGTTACAAGTCAATTCAGAATATGAAAAAGTTTTTGTAGATAATGACTT